AGAAGACTTTCCCGCAATCGCTGATGGCAAATACGCAGGGGTGATCGGACACGGAGGCCTTGTGCTGACAAGGGTACCAGAGGAGATCGCGCAGCAAAGAGCTGATTACTATGCTAAACAAGCACAGGATCAACAAGCTGCAATAGACGCCGATCTTGCGAAGGAACAGCATAAGAGTATGCCTATCACAGTTGATAGAAATACTCGTGTAACCTTCGGTGGCAAGAAAAGTTAGAATTTTTTAACAATTCGAAACCAGCGAAACAATAAACCGTACTGGAGGCCCGCAAGGGCAGGTACATATAAGGAGAAATGACTATGGCAAACTCATCGTCAACTGGTTTCGGAATGAAACCTGTAAAAATGGCGGGTCAGTCAGCAAACACTGCTGGACTAGGTGAGTATCCTGTAGCAGCAAACGCAACTGCAATCTTTAATCAAGATTTGGTTGCAATGGCTACATCAGGTACGGCAGCAGTAGCTGCAGCTGGTACAGAACAACTTTTAGGTTCCCTAAATGGTGTTTTCTTTACTAACACGTCAGATAGTAAGCCAACGTTCAAAAGTCACTTAGCAGGAAGTAATGCTGCTACTGACATTGTTGCACTTGTGAATGACGATCCTCATCAAATGTATGAGATCAGATCAAACAACGCCGGTGCATCAGATCAAACGGACGTAGGTAATACAGCAGATATAGCATATTCTGCGGGTGCTTCACCGAACTTCATATCTAGATCAACTCTAAATGATAGTTCATTAAGTGATTCAGCATCAAAACAAGTAAAAATCGTGGGTGTTTCAAGAGACCCTGATAACAATGATCTTACATCAGCAAATGTTGTATGGAGAGTTGTAATCAGTGAACATTTCTTTAAACAGCACGTAGGCGTATAATAGGAGTATAACAACATGGCAATATCACGTAATCAACTAGTCAAAGAACTAGAGCCAGGTTTGAATGCACTATTCGGCCTGGAGTATAAACAGTATGATAATTTACATACTGCTATATACACAACTGAGTCATCTGACAGAGCTTTCGAAGAGGAAGTAATGTTATCAGGATTCGGTCAAGCTAAAGTAAAACCAGAAGGTTCTGGAGTAGAGTTTGATAAAGCTCAAGAAACTTTCACAGCAAGATACACTCACGAGACAATCTCTCTTGGGTTCGCTATCACTGAGGAAGCAATTGAGGATAACTTATACGACAGACTTGCTTCTAGATATACAAAAGCATTGGCAAGATCTATGGCTCAAACTAAACAAGTTAAAGCAGCGTCTCCATTAAACAATGGATTCAATGGTAACTTTAAGTCTGGTGACGGAAGCAATTTATTTGCAACTAATCACCCAACTATAAACGGGACTTTTAGTAACACATTAGCTACAGCTTCTGACTTAAACGAAACATCACTAGAGCAATCAATGATTGACATTGCAGCTCTTACTGATGAAAGAGGTTTAAAGATTGCAGCTAGCGCTCAAAGAATGATCGTTCCTTCAGCTTTACAGTTTACTGCAGAGAGATTAATGAAATCTCAAAACAGAACTGGAACTGCTGATAACGACATCAATGCATTAAGAAACATGGGAATGGTTCCAGGAGGTTATTCAATCAATAACTTCTTCACTGATCCTGATGCTTTCTTCTTGATCACTGATGTTCCTAATGGAATGAAGCATCTTGAAAGAGCACCATTGACTACAAAAATGGAAGGCGATTTCGACACTGGTAACGTAAGATACAAAGCTAGAGAAAGATACGTATTTGGCGTATCTGACCCTAGAGGTATTTTTGCATCACCAGGTGCTTAATCAATAATTTTGTGGCGGGACACAATCCCGCCACAATCACCAAATAGAAAGGAAAAATGCACCCTAAAAACTTCAGAGTACAAATCAACGCCTACCAGTATCACGCAGACTTTACGATTACCTGTCTGGATGGCCCAATAGATATTGAAAATGCAATAGTTGACAGATTGGGAAAAGGTGATATAAAATGGGAACATCTTGGAGAAATGATGGACCCAAGAGTACAAAGAAT